TTACTTCGCCTCGGCGTACATCTCGTCGGCCGGATAGAGCTGCAGCATCGCGCGCGCGGCCTCGATGTTCGACGTCGTCAACCACTCTTCCCAATCGTCGGGCCGCAGAATTACGACCGACCGCTTTTCGTCGGCCGGCTTGTGCATGCGCGACATCAGTGGGTGACCGTCGGCGTTAACGGTGATCATCGACATCACGTGGTGCTCGGCGCCGTCCTGGTTCGTAAGCGTGCGCCAGATGCCGGCGACGCACATCGTCGGACGATCGACGACGCCGATGCGCTGCCATACACACGGCCCGTTCACCCATTTCCCCTTCTCATCTTGATACGCCTCCGGGTACGACGGCTCGACGATGAAACGTGCCGGAATCAGGCAACGTCGACCGCCGCGCCAGGTTGGTCCGTACAGCGGAGACTTCCCAAGGTTATCGTCGCGCACGTTCATCGTGCTGCGCATGAGCGGCGGCTTGCGCCCCTGCTCCCTCGCCCTCTTGATGTTCGCCTTCTGCAGTGCGCTCGGCCAGAAGCCGAAACCGGCGATCAGCGGCTTGAACTGACCGTCGACGTAGCCGACGATCGGCGCGTCGTAGTCCGGGTATATCTCGGGCTTCCACGGCGTCCAGCGGTACAGGTCGCGGAAGTTGTCGATCTTGAGCTCGCTCAGGCCCGGATCTTCGCCCGGCGCGACGTAGTTCGTGCACATCGCCGTCCCCAATTTTCGATCTTGACGGCCCCATCTTACCTCGGGATACACTGTGTTTTTATACAGTGTTTCTACCGTGATCAAGCCACAGTGGGCCTACATCTGGGAGTACGGATTCCAGGGCGAGAAGAACCGCCTGAGGACCCCGGTCGAGCTCACCAAACGCGAATTTGAGCACTGGATCGACGAGGACCCACGGTCGGTGTTCCTCGTTACATCCGCACCGATCGAGGCGACCAGGATCGATCGCAACCGCGTTCCTCTGACGGATCCACGATTCAAGCTGCGACCGGAGGTGCCCGAATTCGATGCCCCGACCGACGCCGAGCTGCGCGCTCTGTGGCGCGAGTACACGGACCTTCAGGTGCGGTGGTTAATCCTCGAAATCCGTGCGCTGAGGAAGTCGCTCGAGCGCATCGAGGATTGGTACCTCTACACCGACAAGAAAGTCGCGAACAAAGGCGACCTTGCCGGCGCGCAGGGCCAGTTGTATCGGCTGATGCATCTGCTGCGCGCGGAGATGCGGCGGGCCGGGATGCGGTAGTGCGGAGCTTTAAGGGGCTCGGACGATTGCGCGATGGGTCTGACCTCGCGACGCACCTGTGGCATTCTGGACGCTCGTCGCACTGGAGATCGACATGCGCACGATTCAGGAAGAATTCAGCAATTCCGACGACGACTGGTTCGGCTTCGCCTCGGCGCAAGACCGGAAGGACGGCCATTCGCTACGGGCGTACCTGCTGCGTTACGCGGACCGCATCCCGGCACACCATGTCGTCGTTAACGTCGAGCTCGTACTACGCACGGAGTATCCGCCTCGCGGCATTCGTGCGCCGTACCTGAGCGTCGTCCACTTCGATCCGGGGCACTCAACAGACTTGCCGCTCACATGGAAGCGCAATATCGAGGATCTCAAATTCGACTCCAAGACCACGTACGTCGAATGCGGATATGATATTTTCGAGTCATTCAGTGACGCGAAGATGGACCTGACGGCGCGCGGGTTCTATATCGAACCGCTCAACTAGCCGCTGGCCGCCCGCGACAGTATCGCGGGCGACTGAGCAGACATCAGCGCGCGGTCCAGGCGCGCCGCTGAAACGCCGGGCCGTTACTTCTTTACCGGCTCGATACCCCAGCACTGTGCCGACCGGTCAGCTTCCGGAATGGCCGACGGGTTGTATTTGCACTTATTGATCGTGTCGAGCGCGACCTTGTATCGGTCGACCAGCGGATCAGCAATGCTGGCCAGGTGCGCATCTCGCACCGTCTGATCGGGCGTGCTGCAGTCGGCGCCCATATGGGAAACATCAGGCCTGTAAATTCCACCGATCGGCGACACCAACCCCTCGTTGCTGGCACCCTCGATTACCTCGTACAGTACCTGCGACGTCGGCTTATATGTGTCCACCACGACCATCCCGTCGCCGTTGACGGTCCGAACCTCCTTCGGCCCCGCACACGACACGATCGGCCGAGCCGCAAAAATGACTCGCCCCTTGAGATATTCGCGCGCACCGTACACCTGCAGGTCACGCTTGAACTGGGTAACTTCGGCGCGCCGCTGTGCCGAATCGATGTATCCGGACATATCGTCGAGCTCGAAGTACACCAGCGCCCACTCGCTGATGTTAGTTTTCGAATTCGCAATCTCGGCGTCAGTCGGCCCGACACCACCGTTTTCGCTCATGACGATGTCGTGCAGCTTCGAGCCGTTGACGACGCCAGGATAGACCGCGATGTCGGCGCCCCTCGCCTTGAACGCGTTCTGCAGCGCAGTGATCGTCGGCCCCACATCGCCGGCAGAAGCATCAGGCGCGGATGCCGCACTCGCCACGTCCGCCGCAGCAGCCATTGCGCGCGCCCGCTGCGTCGACACCAGCGGCGCCCCGGAATACGCAAGACGGATTGCCGGGCCGGATGCGGTCGGCGTTGACGAATCGTCACCGCCACCACACGCCGTAAGGATGAGCCCGGTCAGAACTGCGGAAATCAGCGTTTTTTTCATTGTGGTTCTCAGGTCGGAAGTTGTTATATCCCCGGATCGTCGATTTTACATATCGATTACGAATTCGGGAAATAGAAAGCCCGCGGCAAGCGCAGGCCCGGTGCTTCTATCGCGGCGCGGCGCCCGTCAGCGCGTCGTAGTCGCTTTCGCATTGCCGGCCGGCAATGCCCCGTTCGTCAGCGATTCGCGCGAACTCTCCCGCAGCCTCGTCAGTCCGGCCGAACATGTCGGCAAGCAGATCGAGGGCGCCGCCGGCTGCCGCGCTTCCGGCCGGAGCGGCGGGATCGCGCGCGCGGGCGACGAGCTCGGCGACCTGCTTGCGCAGGCTGTTAGCAGCAGCATCGGCAGCGTCAGCAGCAGCGCGAGCCTGTTCACGTTGTTTCGAAGCATTTTCAGCGTTTCCCTGTTGTTGACGCGCGATACGGTCGCTTTCGTCGCGCTCGACGACTAGCTCGCGAATTCGCTGCGCCTGCGTTTCTACGGTGCGCGACTGGTCAGCGTCGCGATGCCCCTTGAAATATCCAGCCGCGGAACCGATTACCACCGCCGCGACGATTGCGAGCCAAAGCCGCGGATCGAACCAGGTCATAGCCCCTCCGAGTACGTCGTGCTCGTCGCGCCGAACGATGCCGTCAGCACCTGTCGCCGCGGCTTCGTCCCGATCGGCGCGAGGCCGATGTGAACCCACGTGCCCTCCTGAATCAGCTGGTCGAATTCGATCGGCGACGCGCTGATCGCCCGGCAGATGTCGAGCGGCGCGCCGAATTTCGGACAGACGAAATCGGCGGCCAGGCCCGACAGATGCGCGCTGGTCGGAACGCCGCCAACCGCGCGATTGAGCGCAGCTGCTCGAAAGCCCGAGGTGATGATCACGGGTCGGCCGCCGAGCACGTCGCGCACGCGTTCGAGCGCTTCCGCCGTCCTGCGCAGGTTCGCCGTGACGGCGGCCGACGGCGTGTTATCGATGCCGCGCCGGCGCGCCGTGTCGCTCGCGGTCAATTCCTCGAGCGTGAAATGCGCTGTCAGATTCGTCATACTCACTTTCCCCCAAACATTCGTTTTGCGTTCCGGCGCAGCAGCACTTCGAGGTACTGCGACCCGACGATGCCGAGCGCACTGCCGAGGCCTAGCAATGCGATCGGCGGCAGATCCGGGATCTGCAGCAGCGCCAGCCCCGCAACCATCGACGTCGCCGAACCGAGTACCGCACGCCCGGCCACAAGCCGGAACGTCAGCTGCTCGCTACCCACCAACACTTTCGCAATGCCAATCAGTCCGCCCATGAGGATCAACTCCAGAATCGTCTTTTCGTGCTCTTGCATTACCGCTCCCCGTTTCCAGCCCCGTAAAAAGAAAGGCCGCCAAGTTGGCGGCCCATCACACAATCCCTGTCGCATCCAGCACCATGAAGCGTGAATGCCATTGTTCTCGAAATCCTGCCAAGTTTGGCTTTCGGCCACCTCCGTACATTGTTGTGCCCCACGAAACGCTGTTCCCGCTCACGCGAATAGAACTCAACTCGACGCCTGCAGGGTCATAGCTCCACGCGTGACGTACCGGGTAAATTCCCGAGACGATGATTGGGACACCGTATGCTCGGGAGTCCCACTGCGGGCTCGGCGCACCCTCTACCATCCACCCAACGCCAGGCACATATTCGTTGTAGATAACGTCAAGCACGCGCAGAAACGGTCTGGACGAGTCAGCAATGAGGCGCCCTTGCCCGTTGAACACTTGAAGCCCGAAATTTCCGGACACCAGCGGCACCTGATCGAACTGAAAAAAATAGACAGTGCAGGGCCGCTCCGTAACAAATCTCAGCGTGTAGGTAGTGCCGTCGACATCCGTGCTCCAAATGGTGATTCCAACCCCATCCGACGCATAGACCCCATACATAGGCCCCGCCGTTGCGTTGAACGTAAACGCGACGCTGGGTAGAGTGACGCTGAAAGGCTTGTTCGCATCGTTGACCGCGAGGCGCAGCGATGTATCCACCGACTGCGCCGACATCGCCTGGACCATTTGATAATTCGGCGTCAATCCATCGATTTGATACACGCCCGTATCAGTAAACGCCTGAAATCCTGCCGGCATTAATACACTCCGTAAACTATCCAGCCGGGAACCTGCGTGTACGCGTTGGATCCACTCGTATTACCGCTGTACCGCCAGCTGACGCCGTTCCGGTCGATCGAAATAATCGGGGATGGCTCGGCGCCTGATACGCGATAAAAAATGCGTGCGGGCATGAACGACCAAAATGGCTCTCCGCCGGACATGTCCGCTGCAACGCTTCCATCCCCTCCACCAGTCCACGCGATACCGACGACTCGCCCTGCACGCGACCGTGCATCGAGAATGATGCGACCGGCGCCGTCGAAAATCTGCAACCCTGTCGCCATCACCACATCCCCATGCGCACGCGAAGCACGCCGTTACCGTCATAGACACGAACACTGCTGCCGTCGATCACCAGTCGATTTCCGCTGCCGTTAGACGCGTTGATTTCGAACCAGCCGCTCTTGTCGAGCCGCCAGCCCTGCTGGCCCGCGATGTAGTTGTCGGACTGGATGTAGCTGCCGATCATCGCGTTCGTGATCCAGCCCGAGCCGATGAGCGCCTGGCGAAGAAACACCTGCCCGCCCTGCACCACAAACGGCACGATTGAAGCGCCGCCGTTGTTCGGGTCGACCACCGCGAAGCGTTGCGCCGAGACCAATACCTGCGACTCGACTATGCCGCTGTCGTTGTTGATGCCGATCCCGATGCCGGCGATGTACGTGCGACCGTCCGACGTGATCTGCGTCTTGATCTGGTACGACGCCGACACACGTCCGTTCAGGTCCGCGTACGACTGCGCAACCGTCTGCACAGCCGCGGAGTTTTCGTTGACCTGCGCACGCACCGTCGTGATCTGCTCGGCCTGCGCGCTGTCGGCATCCGCCCGCGCCTTCGACTCCGTGCGAATGTCGGCCACCAAGTTCGCCTGCGCCGACTGCATGCGCGCTGTCACGGATTCAATCCGTTGCGCCTGCGCCATATCGGCTTCGGCCCGCGCGGACTGTTCCGAATAGACGCCTGCCATGACCAGCGTCGAGCCGGCAGCCTGACCGGTATCGCCGGCCATCGGTACATTGATCTGTGCCGACACGGAATCGATCCGCCGCGACAATGCGGAGTCACCATCGGCACGGGCCTGCTGCTCGGCCGCAATCGCCGCCTTGTTCGCGTTCGCCGTCGCCGCCGTCGAATCGATGCGCGACGAGAGCGCACCGTCGGCATCGGCGCGGGCCTGCTGCTCTGCCGTGATCGCCGCCTTGTTCGCCCCGACGTCGGCCGTCACCGCGTCGACGCGCTTGCCGAGCGCCGTGTCTGCTGTCGCCCGCGCCGTAACCTCCGACGAGATGGCCGCCGCGTTGTCGTTCGCCTTGCTGACGACGGTATCGATTCGCGTGGACAGCGCACCGTCGGCATCGGCGCGCGCGGTTGCCTCCTGCTTGATGGCCGCCGCCGCGTCGCCGACGCTGGCCGTCACGGTATCGATACGCTGCCCGAGCGAGTTGTCGGCCGTCTGGCGCGCCTGCTGCTCGGCCGTGACGGCGGCGCCACGCTGCCGCGCCTCTTCGGCCACGGCGTCCGCTCGGTCCCGAGCCTCTTTCGCGATCGCGTCTGCGCGATCCTGAATCTCCTTTTCGATGGCGCTCGCGTTATCCGCGACGCCTTGTTGCAGCCCCGGAATCGCATCGATCGGCTTGCGCAGATCCTCGCCCAGCGCCGAGTGCGAAATCCGTCCCGCGAAATACTTCTCGTATTCCCCTTGGTCGGTCGTGGGCTGCCCCTGCACGCCTGGTCCGGCCGCCGGATACCACGGCCCGACGTTCCCTGACGTGTCGACGAGCCGAGCCCAAAAATAAAACACCTGGCCGACCGCGAGCCCCTGCAAGGACGTCGAAGCCTGTGGATACGCGTAGTCCGACAGCTTGATCGCATCGTCGCGGCTCGGCGTCCGGCTGTACCAGAGCTCGGTGCGCTGCGTATCGCCGGCCGTACCGTCGCCCGGGAACGCCCAATCGAGATTGATCCGAACACGATGCCGGCGACCTTGAGCGACGCAACGGCCGGCGGCGGCGTCGTTTTGCCCTTCAGCTGCGTTTCCGCGCTGATCGCCGGCAGCGACGTAACGCCCATCACGTTCTGCGCGCGCACGCGCGCCACGTAGCGCCCCTGATAAATCCCGGGCACCTCGACCTGCAGGCCGCCCGTGCGCGGCACACTGACCCACTCGCCGTTGTCCTTCCGCCATTCCGGCAGGTACGTCACGGCGTTATCCGCAGCGTCCCACGCGATCACCATCGTCGTTTTGGAAATCCCCTGGTCGACGGCCGAGTATGTCGTCACGCGCACGTTGGTCGGCGGCGCCTGCACCGACGGCGGCACGACCGTCACCGGCCGCTGCTGAATCTGTGCCCCGTCGTCGATTGCCGCGTACTTCCCGGGCTCGTGCATCGTCGCCGTGATCGTGTACTCGAGCAGACCGTCGTCGTCGCCTTCTTGAACGCTCACGACGCGATAGAGCTGCGCCGCGACCTCCGCGTTTTCCAACATCCACACTGCACCCGGCACGGGGTCCGCGTCGAAGCGATCGGCCAGCGTGAGCACGTCCCGTCGACGGACTTCACCGCACGGTATCTGCGCAACGCCTGACGGCAGAATCGCCGTGAAGCGATCGCCAGGCGCCACAGTCGGCGCCTTGTCGAGCGTAACGACATTGCCGGCGACCGCGCGAATGCGCCCGCCGATGCGGCGACCAGCCTTTCGCGGATCGGCGATCGCGATAACCTGCCCGGGGCCGACCAGCACGCCGTCCATCCCGACCTTGAACGACACCGTGCCCGACTCGTAGCGCGACGTCAGGAGAAGCCACCGGCCCAGCCGGTGCGCCTGCGCTGTGACGTGCAGCCAAACGCTGTTACCTGCGTCTTGATGACGCCGGTAGCGCCGCGATGCCGTCGTCGTCCGGTACATACTCGACCGCCTGTTTGTACTGGTTCGAAGGATCGTTGTAGCTGACCAGCGCGACCGTGTAACGCGTCTTGCGCTCGCTCCCCACGTAGCGGAACGCCCCGTCAATCACGTTCGCCGCGGTATAGACGTACACCGGATCGGACGGCATGTCCGCCGACGCGACCACTGCGCCCGGACCCCAGTACGAAATGCCGCGGAACACGCTGGCGATATCCTGCAGCACCTTGTACGCGTCGGCCGCCGACTGGATCACGCAGTTGCACGTGAAGCGCGGCTCGACGCCGCCCCGGCCGTCCGACACCATGACGTCGCAATACCGCGCAATTTCGTACAGCCCCCACTTGTCGATCATCGACGCGTCGACCGTCTTGCCGAGGCCATAGCGATCGTTCAGCAGCAGGTCGTAGAAAATCCACGCCGGATTGTTCGTCCACGCCGGCTTGAACGTCCCGTCCCATGCCCCCGAGTACGTGCGCGTCTCGGGGTCGTAATTCGACGGCACCCGAATGATCAGGCCGCGAACATGGTACGACCGCACCGGCACCTGCGAGAACGATCGCGCGTCGAACGTCATGCCAATGAG